ATATAAGAAAAATCTATATGATAAACATCAGTAATTTTAGTTCTATCGTTAGACCAGATAACTTCAAGAGCGTATCCTCCAAAGAGTGCTCTATCTAAAGCTACTTTCTTAAAGATATCATTCCATGATTCACCATCTCGGTTTGCTCTTTCTAATACAGTTTCATCTTCGGTAGTTAAACCACCACCTACTATACCATCTGTAATTGCGTTAATTGCAGTAGCATTGATTGAGGATTTATTGTATAGTTCTGTAATATAATGTGGAAAATCATTTCGTTCTCCGTAATATACTATCTTTCCTTTATCATCTTCAAATACCTTTGATGTAGGATACATTTCTTCCCTATACTTTGGTATTATCATTAATTTATGTTTATTTAATTCTTTTTTCATCTGTTATCCTTGATATACTGTATATACTGCGTTCTCATTAGATGATATATATTTCTTCTCAATGGGTGAGACTGAACCTGAAATAAATACTCTATCTGTGTATTTTAGTTCACCACTCGTTACATCGTTGTAAGTTGGTATTGATGTATCTGGAGTTGCCCAAATTGCTGAGGTAGCTCCAAATGTACTTGTTGTTGTTCCCCACACAATTGCGGCAGAACCTGTAAAGGGATAACCATAATATATTTCTAAATTATAAGTTGTTCCGTTTTCTGCTCCTAATTTTTCACTAAAGTAATCAGAAGAAGAAGATATATCAAAATTTAAAACTTCCCAACGAGGGTTATCCTCGCTAGTAGTTGGTACTTTTGTAATAGAGGCTGAGCCTGTATTATTAGATAAGGTAGGATAGATTACTATATTGAAAACTTTACCATCTTCATAAGAACTCGTTACAAGAGGTGTATCGGTTTCTTTTTGGTAAGTTATAGTATTCTGTTGATTTGCTTTTAAAGTTATCATATATCTCCTATATAAAAGGAATAAGGGGGTATTACTACCCCCATGTTCCTAATAATTGTTATTGGTCAATGGTAATACCTGTCAATACTGCATTCAAATCAGAACCCGATACTGGTATCGCTGGTTCTGGCTCTTGTGCCGTAAAGGTTAATGTATATCCATTTGCATCTCCAATTGCAGTTCCTGTTTGACCCTGTCCTCCGTTAAGTTGAGCTCCATAAGTTTTACCAAGATAAAAGAATTTATCACCCTCCGTACCCGCGTTGTTTGTTTCAACAATCATCTTTAGGTCTGGATTTTGTGCTAATACTTTCATTTGGTTTCTTAATGCAGACTGCATCTTAAGAAAAACAGCATTTACTGTTGACTCGTAGAAAACTGTTCCATTCTCAGTTGAACCATTAATGGTTTCTGTAAAATCGGAAGTTCCTCTTGTCAAGTCAAACTGATAAAATATTCCACTACCATCTAAGCCTGTAACTTGACCTGAAGTCTCTGTTACACCTGATTCAGGTAATGAGCCAGACAAGATATACAATGTTTTGATTCCACCTGCGTTGTCTCTACATCCGAGAGAAAATCCTGCTGTAATATCACATGACATAATTTATATCCTTTCTTTAGTTATTTAATCAGTTATTATAAGTTGTTAGTCACCCAAAATTCTGGATATGCTACTTGTACACCTAACTTAGTTACAATTCTGTGCTTAAGTTGGTCACCATTGATATCATACCACATTTGGAAGTTATCCAAATCAGATACCAAGTCAGTTCCAATTACGATTTGTCTCGCTGGACCTGTTACGATTCTATCAGAACCTGCTAATCCTACTGTACCAACTATTGTTAAGTTAGCGAATGGGTGTTTAGCTGACATTAGTGAACCTCTGTTCTCTACTGTGTTAGGGTCATAGAAATAGTTGTTAGCTTTTCTTAAAGCAACGATGTATTTTCTAAAGTTAGCGATTGACATAAATACTGTTAAGTCATCTCTATCTTGTACATCTACTGAAAGATTTTCTAATTGCTCATCAATTTGTTCAAGTAGATTATCAGATGTTGGTGCTGATTGTGAAACAAATGTTGCACTATCTGCAGATGAACCTGATGCTAGTAGTGTGTTAAGACCATCTGTACAATCTCCAGCTGCAGTAGTTGCAGTCCAGATAAATTGGTCATTTTTCTTTTGGAAGTTAGCTACAAGTTGTGAAGCATATTCTTCAGCAAAAGCATAAGTCTCAGGGTAAGAACCTGCTGGTCCTAATAGTCCGATATACTTGCTATCTAAATCTCTTAAACATAGTCCATCAAATGAACTTCTCTGACACACTTCGATATCTCTTTGTGTGTAAGTTACAGAACCAGATGGTGTTGTTACACATCCTGCTCCGTCTTGGATTACCAAGTCAATTTCTTGAAGGTTTAAAGGCTCTTTGTACTTTATTCCTTCTTTTACAGTTACATACTCTGCCGTTGAACCAGCAATAACCGACTTTACAAGGAATTCCCCTGCAAGTTCGTTATTGAAAGCATCAAGTGCAGATACATTAAATCCTGCCATAATAATTCTCCTTTTTAGTTTTTCTTACGTCCTTTAACCAATCTTTCGAATTGAGCTTTTTTGTTAGAATCGCTTGGATTATAGCTCACATCTACTGAATTGTTTCTTCCGTAAGATTTTTTGTTGTTAGTAATAGTTTTTTCAGTTGCAGGTGCAGCGTTAAATGCCTCTTTAACTGTGTTGATTTCACCTAATAATTCTTCTTTAAGAGCGGTGAATTGCTCTTTAAACTCTCCTCCAATCATTTGGATGATAGCTTCGTGTAGTTCAGAAATATCAGATTTTTCTTCTTCTGATAATTCAGCTTCTTCACTCATTTCTTCTTCGCTTTCTGCTTCAACTTCTGCATCAACGATAGAGGTAATTACACCTCCTTCCGTTGAGATTGATATATCACCCTCTAATGCGTGAGTACCATCTGGTGCAGGGATGTCTCCATCCTCTGTAATAACGAATATCGCAAGTGCTTCAGCTAACTCATCCCCTTCATATTTGAGGGTAAGCTCGCCATCAGCAGTTTTGATTTCGCCAAAAGTTTCTTCAGTAGTTTCTTCTGATAAAGTTTCTTCAACAACTTCTTCAGTTGTAGCTTCCACTACTTCCTCTGAAAGTTTTTCTTCAACTTTAACATCTTCTACTACTTCGGGAGAAGCTTCAACTAGGTTGAAATGCTTTTTCACTAATTCTTTTAGTGCGTTTTTCATAATAAACTCCTTTTTGGTTAGTTAATCTGTGATTCGAACGAACCTATCTTAGCCTTTGAGTCAACAACTACCAACGTATTACCATTAGTTAACTTATATTCTCCGTCAGGTATAATAGCCTTTCGTTCTCCATCTTCTAAAATTTGAACAACATAGGATTTCTCATCGATAACAATCTCTGTTCCACCATCCGTTGTTCGGTAAAAGAACCTTTGTTTAGATGCGTTAATCATATAATCAGCAAAAAAGCCCTCTACTGAGAACCCCTTTACTTTTCCACTCTTAACATAATCTTCCCAAACTTCTTTATTTCTTACTTTCATTATACCGAACCAAGTACCTTTATCGTACTTTTCTCCAGTCAATGAATATGATTTATCTTTATCTGAATCATTCACAATCCAAGATTCTACTAAAGTTATATCTTTTAGCTTCTCATCTTCTGAATGGTCATAATTTACTTCTCCTTGGTATCCGTTTTCTAAATACTTGTACGCAATCTTCTCGATTGTATCTTCTGAAAAGTACACATAGTACTCACCATTTGTATCATCGTATCTGTATATTAGTTTATTAGGAACCATAAGAGGTCCTGCAAGCAATTGTTTTTCTTTACTTGCTTCTGCAAAGTTTGATGTAATGGTGTTTGATGTTTGAGCCACATCTTCACCATTAGGGTTTCTGTTCATTGTAGGTTTGGCATTTACAGAGGTTGCTGCATCTTCTGATTGTTCAGTCTGTACTACATCCTTACCATCATCTTTAAACATTCTCAATCGTTGCCAATGGTGTCTACAACCATACGAACCCTTATATGTGAATATATCGTATATACCGAACTCTTCGTTCTCGCCTGTTACAGTTAATCTGTTTATATCTTCTTTTCTAAAGATAAGATTTGCTCTTAACATCTGGCCACAGAACTTTCTGTTCTTAGAATCTAACGGGCCTTTATACTGATATCTTATTTGAAATTTACCATAATCTTCAAGTGAAGAGAGGTTGGGTCTTGATGTGATGGCAAACTCCTCTTGTCCATCTTCGCTCATCTCTTCAATTACCCAGCCTTGTTTCTCTAAACTTTCCCTAGATTCTCCTACCTCTAGTAATTTATCAATAATCTTCTGTTGTCTATCTTCTGGAAGATTCTGTATATAATTCTTTTTCTTCTTACGAGATTTGTAAATATCTTCTACATCTTCTAACAAATTATCAATTGCTTCATCGTGTCCTTCACAAGGCATGTATAAGATGATACCATCTTCCATCTCGTGTTCGTGGTATCCTTCACATCCTATCTCACTTGCAACTGCTTCTGCTTCTTCTATTGTAGTATATACAGGTAAACCATCAATATATTCTACCAAATCCATGATAGCTTCTATTCTAAGTTCTGTTTCTTCTTTTGATAACTCTTTTGTAGATTGTTTTTCTTTTCTGATTTGTTCTAACTTACGTTGTGCCCATTCAACTCCTTCATCACCACCCCAAGCTAACCACATCAATCTACCACATCCATCACCTAATTTCTTATTAGAGTTCTTTCTATGTCTTTCAAATGCTGCCATTCTTGCAATAGTTTCTTCAGAGATTGCTTCTCCTTTAGCTAATTGATTGGCACGCTGCTTGCCCACCGGGGTACCACAAGAACCCCAACCATTTTCATCTGCGTAGTTAAGAGCTGCTTGTGCATTCTTTTGAGCTTGTTTGGGATAGTCCGAATACGATTCGAATTGTTGCTTGAAGTACATGAACGGAAGTTCGATAGCTGGTGCTTCAACAAGGGATATCATATCCACACCTGATTCTAAATCAAATTCCTCAATGTCTAGCTTAATAATCTTAGGGGATTTGTTCATAAGTAATCCTATTGTATATACAATAGTTTATATATGAATGTATGTGTTGGTTAACCTGCTATACTTCTTCTGTTACGAATTCTAGCATCTGCTTCCTCAGCACTTCTTACAGTACCACTTACAACGTAAGCTTCAATACAAGGTTGTGCATCTATTTGTTGTATTGAATCTGCATTCTGTACATTAGCAGTTGATGGTGGTGCTCCTGCTCCACCTGCTGATGGTGCTGATGGCATATCTGCTGAACCTCCTACACCTTTACTAGCTTTCTTAGCTCCTCTTACTGCCGATACTACCGCTGCGATTATACCAGCCGCTTGTACTGCGTATGCTATTAATAAAGGTATGTTAGCAGGAAAACCAATTGCTGCTGTTTTTGCAGCACCTGTTGCCGTAGCTACTGTTGCTTCTGATGCTTTAAGTGAAGCAAAGGTAATTGTTTTCTTAGCTTCCATTATCAGTTCTTTAGCAGCAAGAACTTGTTTAGTAATTAAGAGAGCTCTACCTACTTTTGATTCTGCTCCTGCAAGTGCAATCATATTATCTAATGAATTAGAACGAGCTGCATCTAATTTCATTTGGTTATCTATAACTGCTTGAGAATATGCATCATCAGATTTTCTTTTCTGAATGTTAAGTAATTCTGTGAAATCTGCATCTGATTTTAGTTTTTCCATTTGGAAATCTTGTAAACCAACAGGAGTTAACTCAGATGCGAGTGTTTGGGTTTCTCTTGTTTGGAAAGCTTGTAAATCTTTTTCCTTGGTAATATCTTGTTCGATTAACAATAACTGCTTATCTAATGCTAATGCTCTTTTCTTAGATTCGTTTATTTGATTTTGTAATGCATCTGTTTCTTCAGATTCTTCATTTGTTGCAGATATAATTTGTTTGATTTGCATTGAATTACCCAATACTCCTGCAAATCCAATCTTAATCTTTTCCCAAGTACTTACACTAGCGTTTTCTTCTTTAGTTCTTTCTAACTCTAACTGTAATGCTTCTAATAATAAAGTGTTTTGTTCTTGTTGTAGTAATAACTGTTTCTTTATCTCTTCTGTTACAACTACTCCTGCTTCTCCTCTTAACTGAACATTTTCATATTCCATTCTTAAAAGTTCAACAGCAAGTTCTGAATCACTTATCTGAGCGTTAACTGCTTTTGTCTGGTCCTCTATCGAATCAGTAGTACCTTGAACTAAAGCAATGATATCATCCCAATATGCAATAACAGTACCTAATGCAACTATAAGTGCACCAATACCTGTGGCAATGAGAGCTTTCTTGGTAACTGAACCGAATAGTTTAGCAGCAATACCTGATTTCTTAAATGCAGTAGCTACTTGACCTAAACCTTCTGATAAATCTTTTAATCCAATAGCGAATGCAATTGCATTAGTTGCTTGAGTTTCTAAGAATTGTAAACGTTCTGATTCTATACCAAGTAAACCAAACGAACCAACTACTGTTGCTACTGAACCTGCAAGTATCTTTGTAGCTCCATCCCACGCCTGTATCTTATCTTCAAACTTAATTCCTTCAATTGAGTTACCAATTGATTCAACTTCAGCATCTACTTGTTGCGCAGCTTTAGCCAACTTCTTAAAATCATCTGAACGAGGGTCTAATTCTTTTAACTCTGCGTTCAGTTGTTCTGCGCTCTGTTCTAACTCAGCTAGGGTTTGTGCTGATTTAGCATCATCTATCAGTATCTTATACTCAATTGTTTTTTCAGCCATATACTCTCTTATATTCTCCTACTTTATTTGGTATAATCCTAACCACTACCTAAAATATATATAAATTTATAGAGGGAAGATACCTTTCATATTATTACCTCTAACCTTGTTTTTAAAAAAGGGGTTGCACGCCATACTGACTGTTTACAAACTTATACGGCTCTTCCCCTTTTTATATGCCATAAACTTTCTTATTTAGAATCATTATAAATTACTCTAATACTTAACGTTTTTATTTATTCTGTATATTTATATTCGTAAGCGGTCAGTAATATGCACAATTAAA